TATCCCAATCGAGATGAGTCTGTAAAGGTTGTTTCGGACATATTTTTCAGGGTACAGTTTTCCCTAGAGGCCAAGGCCGATGCTTCTCTTTATTATGACTATGAAATAAACGATAGTGATAATCCAGAAATTCTTGCCTATAAGTATTATGGCTCTTCAAATTATCATTGGATCATTTTGTTGGCCAACGATATGTTAGATCCTTTATACGATTGGCCAATGTCCCCCAAGGTGTTTGATCGTTATTTGGTGAATAAGTATGGCGACAATATTAATGAGGTTCATCATTACGAGACTTTGCAGATAGTTGCTCCTGATGCCAAGGGGGGATACACAGCTGGAGATACTATTTTAGATGCAGGCATAGCGTGCAATAGCACTTTTAGATATGTTTATGCCGGAGGAACTTTTGAGTCGGTAGATGCAAAAACTAAGGTTCTTAATTATGAATATGAATTTAAATTAAATGAGGCCAAAAGAACGATTAGATTACTCGACAAACAGTATTTGTCTGAATTTATAAAGAATTTTGATAGTCTGATTGCTGATAGGGGATAGTTATGGCTTCACCAGAAGATGCCAATCAACCAGGCGGCGATCTTAAACTAGATTATATTGATTTAATTACCTCTGATGGTAAGTTAGTTCATCTACAGCATGGGGCTTGGGTTAAACTTGAATTGTCAGAAGACATCTATCAATCTTATTTGTCGGGTAGACTTCATATGCACGACTCCACAAATCTTCCTCAGTCGTTAGAGTTGACCGGAAATGAAATAATTCGATTTAGGTTTTCTACTCCTGGACTTTCTCCTATTGAATTTGTCGGAAGAATAATAAAGGTAGGCGAAAGGGTAGAGACTGGCGATTCTTCGATTGGATATACTTTAAATTTTGTGTCGCGGGAACTTGTTTCATCTCTCCAATCTAAGGTAAGAAAGTCATATACAGGTAAAACATATTCTAGTGTCGTGGAGAGTGTATATAATGATTATCTTAGACAAGAGGTTGATACGAAACCGCTTTATGTGGAATCTACTTTAACCCCAAAATCAATTGTTGTTCCTGGTTGGGATCCGATTAAGACTATTAGGAAGTTGGCCGATAGATCTGTGTCTAGCAATCCTAAATATGATAATGGGACATATTTATTTTTTGAACGATGCGATGACGGAAATCATGTTCCAGGGAAATCTGGATTTGTGTTTACTTCTTTAGAGTCTATGTGGGACCCGGTCTTGGTTAAAGATCCCTCTCAGACATATACTTATGAATGGAGTAATGTAGAGGCCAATGAGCCAGGAGCATCTATTGTGGATTTTGTGAATGAAGAGGTAAAAATGAACACGCTTAATAATATAAAGAATGGATTGTATGCAAGTAAGTTGGTGACGCATGATTTAGTTAAAAGGAAAGTGTTCTTTAAGACCTTTGACTACACCCAGGAATATAATAGACACACAAATATGAACCCTAATTCAGAAAAAGGAAGATCTACGGCTATGACCAATAGTCGAGAATTAACTCGGGCCTCCGAAAGTTATGAGATATATGCGCCCAGACATCATATGAGATATGATGATATTGACCTTTCGTCTTTTGAGGCAGACCGGGTTCTGAATAGAAATTCTACTCTTCAGCAATTAAATAATCAGGTCATTGAAATTGGAGTTATAGGAGATAGTCAGAGGAGGGTTGGGGATATTATTGAGTTTTATATGCCTTCGCCAGAAACAGTAGGAAAGGATGGACCTAAACGCGATAAGTATATGTCTGGTAGGTGGATGATAACTGCAATTACTCACAATCTAAGTTCTAATCCCCAAAAATATACAATGGTGATTGAATTGTCTAGGAATTCAATTTATGGTGGGCTTCCTGAACAGACTGTTAGGATTGATCCTTCTCCGAAGACTCCGGTCAAGCCTTTGTCGGAAGTGTCGGCTTGGAATAAGCAGCCGGGAGCATCTCCGCAGGGAAAATCTTCTAGTTTTATAGACGATGCTGATTGGTGATAAAGGACTATTTAAATGAAACGAGGAATGGGTTTAGATGGATTTGTGTGGTTTGAAGGTCGAGTAGAAGACCGAAGCGATCCCCTTGCCATTGGTCGTGTCCGAGTTAGATGTCTTAGTTTTGATTCTGACCACGAAGAAGAAATGCCAACCGCAACGCTTCCTTGGGCCTATCCTATGCTTCCGTTGAACAGCGCCCAGGGATCCGTCAGGGCCCCGAAAGAAGGAACCTGGGTGTTTGGTTTTTTTCGTGACGGAGAAGACGCACAAGATCGAGTGGTTGTTGGAACCATTAATACAGGCTATAATGAATGGACCGAGGACGAAAATGATTTGGCTCCTATGGGAGAGAAACAACCATTGGCCGTGTTGCCCAAGTCTCTCATTCCTCCTGGGGTTGAACCTAAACAATTTTATGATGCATATAGTAAAGAGATTGCCGCAGGTGCTGTTAGTATAGCTGGGAATCAAGGGGTGTTGAGATATGGGGATGCAGCAGCCCTTGGAATATCCACATCGGCCGTGTCTTCTGTTTCGGTTAATAGTCTGAAAGAGATTAGAGACAAGGTGTCTGGAGTAGAATCAGATGTATTAGCCTCTGTTGGATCGGCCTCTGCTCTCATTGGAAAAACAGACGAGCAGTTAGAGCAGTTTGCGTCTGGTGCTATTAGCATAGATGGAATTGGTAGCGCAACAGATTTGATCGATGATATGAGCAAACAAGATTTTAGTTTATTAAATTTGGACCTTCCTGATTTGTCAATAGGGGCTTCTTTAGATTTTGCGAATCCGGATGCGATTGCAGGATTAATTCCTGATGGAATATTGAATGCGAATCTTTTGAAAGACGTAGATTTAGGTAATGCACTAGAGAGTATATCAAATATAGATATTGGAAAGTTGACCGAAGGAATAGATGTCAGTAAATTAGGAGACTTGGCAGCCGCTGGAATTACTGAGATTGGTAATATAGCTGGAAATATTCCAGGAGTAGTTCAAGATGGGGTAGAGAAGGTTGGAGATTTAGTAGATGGGGGCCTCGACCAAATTAAAAATATTGATACTGATAAACTATTGGCTTCTGGGTTAGACATGGCAGGTGATGCGGCCATGAATGCCTTGTTAAGTAATCCTGCTGTGGCCGCTGCAATGGCCGGAGCACTACAGGCTTTACAGATGCTTCAAATGTTACAGGATATGCAGAAGCAAGCAGCAGCACTTAGAAAATTCTTAAAATTCTTATAGGGGAAATAAAAAAATGGCAGAAACCAAAGAGGAAATGGAGAACCGAGTCTCCGAGAACTTGCGCCGGAGAAGCGATGCGGCTTTTCGGCGCCTTCGGCGAAGGAAAGAGGAAGATGCGGCCCGCGGGCCCCGGAAAAGTGCGGACAAAACAATCAACCTAGATAGCACAAAAAGAAAATTAGATAAAGCCTCTGATTCTGGATTAACCTTCACTCCTGCCCAGAAAGATATTCTTGCTCGTACGGCTTTAGAGGATGCAGGTTTATCTGGGTTCTCTCCTTCGGAAATTAAAAATGCATTGGGAGATTCTATTGACCCGACAAAGAATCCAAAGGATATATTGTCTTCGGTTGATCTAAAACAAAACATAAGCACAGGAAAAATTGTTCCTACTGAGTCAAAACTTCTTGTGGGATTAGATGGAAATATAGGCCTGGCTGACGTAGAGGCCGGAGGTGAACCCAATGAGGTTAATGTTCCTCGCCTGGCTCGCGGAATTAAAGAAGGAACTTTATATGAAGATCAAGAAAAACACAAAACGCTTATATTATCTACCCTAAAAGGAAAGACTGATGTTCCAGAAAGCCCATATGCCGCTCAGTATCCATATAATTTAGTTGAGAAGTCAGAGAGTGGCCATATTCGTGAAGTCGATGATACTCCAGGGGCCCAAAGACTAAAAGAAATGCACCGTTCTGGAACGTACTATGAGATTTATCCGGATGGCACCAAGGTGACCAAGGTGATGAAGGATAATTTTTCAGTTACTGTGGGCGAGGATTATACAAAAATTGAAGGAGTCTGTATCGTCCATGTAGCAGGAAAGGCAGAACTCTTTTGTCAGGACGAGATTAGGATTGAAACTGCAAAAGCTGTTAATCTTATATCCAAGGGGGATGTAGATATTATCTCTGCTTTGGGTTCGGTTAATATAACTGGAACTGCTGATGTTTCTGTTGGGACAAAAGGATTGTGTAAGATAGGTTCTTCGACCCAAGTTGAAATTACAGGAGGTTCGATTGGCACCGTTGACATATCATCCGGGTTAGCCACTAGTGTAGTGGGCGACCAGTACCTTAGTTTAGAGTCCAATTATATAAAGATTACTGATAAACTTGGAGATATTAATGCCCTTAGGTTGAAGGATAAGGCACTTGATTTAAAGAATACCCTACAAGATGCAATAATCGCAACAAAGCAAACATCAGATCGGGCTTTGAAAAAGGATATTATTCGTGTCGGGGCGTCTCCTTCGGGGATACCCACATATAACTTTAAGTTTATAGGAGATATTACTCGGAGTGTCTATTATGGTGTGATGGCACAGGATATTCAAGAAAGTCATCCATCTGCGGTGAGTAAGGGGAAGAATGGATATCTTCTGGTGGATTATTCTCTAATTGATGTAGACTACCAACGGGTGTCCTAGAAAGTAGGATAAATAGAAAGAAGGAGTATATACTTTGGCCATAGAATATCGAGACCTGGATCTTAATTTTTCTGCACATCCTGATACAAGGGCCCTTTCTGTATTAAAGGGCGACCGTGCAATATTAAGATCGGTCCGAAATTTGTTAATGACCCAGAATTATGAGAAGCATTTTCATCCAGATATTGGTTCTCATGTAACTTCCTTATTGTTTGAAAATTTTGATAACGACACGGCCGATAGATTAAGAGATGAGGTCGCAAGAGTATTATCTAACTATGAACCTAGAGTGGCCGTGAATAAAGTCCAGGTCCATGCAGATCCAGACAATTATGGTTTTTATGTTAATGTGTTCTTTTTTATTGTCGGTCAGACAAGAGAAAGATCCGCAGAATTTTTTCTAGAAAGAACAAGATAATATGGCCTCTAATCCTAAGACTACTGCGTTACAGGTAAGCTCCCTTGACTTTGACGGGGTAAAGGCTGCCTTTAGATCGTTTCTCAAAAATCAGAACCAATTTAATACT